AACGGAAGATTATGAAACATGGGTAGATGATGGTAAGGCTAATACAATCAATACATTTGATTTAGGTGATATTAGAACAACCCATGCCATCGCTTTACAAGGTGCAGGTGCTACAAGTCAAAATGTAAATGGAAATGGTTATAAAGAAGAACAATCGTTTACCTTAAATACTACAGACGTGCATGGGGTAGCGTATGGTTTTGAGCCTGGCATTGCCAAAAGAGAAGGTGAGCCTAATCGTTTTGTTGAAGAGCAATCACCAACAATCAGAGCAAACATGGGTGACAATCAAACTGCTATGGCAAATCATATGGCAGTCAGACGTTTAACTCCAATTGAATGTGAAAGGTTGCAGGGATTCACGGATGACTATACAATGATTCCGTGGAAAAAGGGGGAATCACCAGATGGATTACGTTACAAGGCATTAGGTAATTCTATGGCAGTTCCATGTATGAAGTGGATAGGGGAGAGAATCAATGAAATTAACCAACAAACTTAACTTACCAGAACCATTAGTAAACGCAGTATTAAATCAGCAATATTCACCAGGTAGTAGCGACATTACCGTTACAACATTGATTCAACCACCTCTTATACGTAAGTTGCGTAGGGAACATGACGATGACATTGAAGAAGATGTTTCTGACCGTATGTGGGCATTATTTGGAAGTAGTGTCCATAGTATCCTTGAGAACGCTTATAAGGGGTCTACGGCACGAGTTGAGGAACGAGTATATGCCGAGGTATTAGGATGGAAATTAGGGGGTCAGTTCGATGTTTTAGAAGGTTCTACGCTATCTGATTACAAAGTGACTAGTGTGTATGCCTCAGACGGTAAAATTGAGTGGGAGAACCAATTAAACGTATTAAGATGGTTGTTGCATAAAAACAACACAGTAGTTGATAAGTTACAGATAGTAGCTATCTTTCGTGATTGGCGACCAATGGAGGCAAAGAAAGACCCTGAATACCCACAGACCAAATCACAGATTATAGAAGTACCACTATGGGATTTAGACAAAGCAGAGGAATATGTATTGACTCGGATACAACTTCACCAATTAGCCGATCCACCTGTCTGTACGGATGACGAAAGGTGGTCAACTCAGGAAAAATGGGCATTAATGAAGGAAGGTGGTAAACGTGCTACTAAACTATTTGAGATTAAGCCTGAATCTTGTGAAAAAGGATACTTTATAGAACATCGACCTAAACAGCATAAAAGGTGTGAAAATTATTGTTCTGTATCACAATTCTGCCCATCTTGGAAACCTACGTTCTAGGGTACAATAACAATGGGGCGAAAGCTATCACTCCCTCCCTCCCCCGACAGACCCCCCTCTGTCAGATAGTGAGTAGCCCCAACTTTATAGGTGATTTATGAAAACGTTAAAGATTATTGGTAAGAGATTTAAGATAGTTACTGACGCAAAGATGGAGGATCACGGGCAATGTGATAGTGCTAAACACGTGATTACTTTACAGGGAGGGATGCCTAGAGCATTACAATTAGATACTCTGATTCATGAGATTACCCATGCCATTGATTATGAGATGAACCTAGAAATGACAGAACGACAGGTACATGGAGTAGGCTCTGGATTAGCAGCCGTATTTTTAGATAATCCCAAATTTATAGATTATCTACATTTACTCATTAAAGGTGAATAAAGTGGGAACAATAAATAATGCGAAATGCTCTGACGAACAGTTTATTGATATATGGAATCAACTTAAGTCAGGTGCTAAAGTAGCTAATTCATTAGGTATAAGTGTTCGAGCGGTACTGGCTAGACGAAGACGAATAGAAAAAGATTACAAAATAGAATTAGTAGCAACCCATAAAGCCTACCAACCAAATCCCCAAATAGAACAAATCAAACAGCAACTCAATAAAAGAATAGAAGAGACAAGACATCACGTAAGGCGTGGTATAACAATGGAAAATGGTAAAGCAATTATATTTTCAGATGCTCACTTTTACCCTGATACAGAAACAACGGCCTTTCAAGCCCTTTTAGAGTGCATAAAAGAGTTCCAACCTGAAGTCATTATTTGTAACGGAGATGCCTTTGATGGAACAAGTATATCAAGACACGCACGGATAAATTGGGGGGATGTTCCTTCTGTCATTGATGAACTTAATGCCGTCAAGCACTATCTTGGTGAAATAGAAGGGGCTAGTAAGTTTAAAAGTAATTTAATATGGACATTAGGCAACCATGACGCACGATTTGAGTCTTATCTCTCAAATAACGTGCCTCAGTTTAGTGGCGTAGATGGCTTCAGTTTGAGTGACCACTTCCCTGCATGGAAACCTTGTTGGTCGTATTTTTTTAACAATGATTGTCAAATCAAGCACCGATGGAAAGGAGGTAAGTTTGGGGGAGCTAATAACACTCTTCATAGTGGTGTACATATTGCTACTGGTCACACTCATGTGTTGTCTGTGGATGCCTATACCGACCATTCACCGAACTTTCAGAATGGTACTCGCTATGGCATACAAACTGGTACGTTAGCTGACCCTAAAGGTAATCAGTTCATCGATTATTGTGAGGATAATCCAGTCAACTGGAGAAGTGGATTTGTTTTAATGACTTGGCATAAATCACAATTACTGATGCCTGAAATGATACAAGTGTGGGATGAAGAAGCTGGAGAAGTTCAATTTAGAGGAAAGGTCTATAAACCATGAATATTGAAATTGTTGAAATGATTGAAAACCCTGATGGATCAGCCGACCTTAGAATAGAACTAGATGCTGATGCCCATAAAGTAATTATCCAAGAAGGATTTATTTCTATGTTGCTTAAAGGATTAGAACAAGCTAAAGAAGAATCTAAGAAGTAATTACTTTTTAGCCGTTTTAGCAGATTTTATAAATGCTTCTTTAGTAGGCGCACCTTTACTGCCTACTTTACGCATCTTTTCACCTGAACCTTTAGCGATACGTTCTCTTTTTTTGTGAATATTGGCATATAAGCCTGGTTTAGTTGCCATTTATCATTCCTAACGCAGTAGTTTTAACTTGTGCAACCCTATTTAACCATCCTTTTCCAAATGTAGGAAAGGTACTTAATGAACGATAAAAGTCTTCTTTAGCCGTAGCAAACTTCTCAATCATACCTTTGGCATCGGTTTCTTGAATAGCTTTCATGGTATTAGGGCCTATAGAACCATCAGGAACGCATCCTACAGCTTTTTGTAAGAGTTTGATACCCTGACCTACCCCCATGTTAACGGAAGCGTCAAACACGCAATAATCAACTCCTAGAGGCAATTCTGAACAACGAGCCTTATCCCAGTACAATGCCTTATAAAATGGAGTAACATCTTCTACGGTTAATTTAGCCATTTCACCATCGGCAATAGGTCTTTTTAACCAATTTGACCAAGCATTACGAGTAACGCCTCTCATAGTCTCCCCACCTGGGTCACGAGGATCATTAACGTATAATCCTTCTGACTGAAGGACTAATCCTAAAGATTTATCAAAGTTTTCGTTCATTTAGATGCTACGCCTTGAACTTTCTCAAAAGTACGCAAACCACCCATGCCAAGCATACCCATCATCAGTTGCCACAAGTTATCGTCTAACCCTGGCAATGGTGGTAATGTAACTCCCATAATACCTGCTACAGTACCTGCTAATGGTCTTACAAGGTATTGATATGCCAATGCTAAAGCACATACCCAACCAATTGCAGGTCGCCATCCTGAGACAAATAAAGAAGAGTTAGCAGCTTCTACTTTATTAATGTCAGTTTGAGCCGTCATTGTGGCTAATTCACCAGATTGTTGTAACTTTAACAGTTCTAATTTGGCAGCATCAGCCTGAGCTGGGTCAGGGAATATCTTGTTGATAATGGTATTGCCTAAGTCTAAGGCGGCAGATATGGGGTCTAAAGACATATTAATCCTTCAATAATATAATTAACATCATACAAATTAAAGCAAATATTGTCCACCATTTAAACAGTTCATCATCCACGTACTATATCCTTTTTGCTTCGTACTATTAATGTTTTTTCTTTAGGGTATTTTACATCTGTTTTATGGCGTAACTCTTTAATTTCCCAATGCAAATAAGCAATATACCCCCATAAGCCTAATTCAATCAAAAATACGACAAACCAATAAGTAACCCATGTCATACAAGCCTAAAGTAATACAGTAAAGAAGTAACAATAAACGCAGCAAAGAAACACCAAAGTTGAACTCTTCTTACATCACTTAACTTATGGCCATAATACTTTTTATTATCTAAATGTTCTTTTTCCACTACATTTTTTAATTCAAGCACTTTTGCCCATTCTTTAGCTCCATGTTTGGCTTTAAAGTCTTTTTCAGCATCATTTTCAGCTTGAATAATTGCTTTCTGATTCTGATATTCTTGAATAGCTCGATAAATCATTGAATTATTCATAGCCTCTTCATAGGCTTTATGGCGTTTTCTAGATTCTAATTCTTGTAGGGCAACCTCAGTACCATCGTGTTGGATGTCTTCAATACTTTTAGTGAGCTTTTTTCCTGCTTCCCTTGCCTGATTTAATCCCTCACTTAACGAGTTTGCACCCTCTGCAATAGGATTGGGCATAATTTATTTCGTAACAATTACGCCTATAGTGTGGTTATAGACATAAATACCTATAGCACCCAATACAGAAATAACCAACCATCCACCAATTTGTGCAGATATTCTATCCATGACGGCTCTACGTCTTTTTGAGCGTTCTACCCATTCCTCGACAAACTTATGATGCTCAGCAGGATACTGTTTTTGAGAATCCATTTTAACCCTCATCTCCATAATACAAGTATGAATGTCAGTTACTTTATTTCTAAGATCGTCTACTTCGGACATAAGTTGGGCTAGTTCGGTCATGAATATTGTATACGTATTGCTGGTACGTAAACTCCTGTTACAGATGGTAGTGTTTGAGTTTGTAAGGTAACGCTTGTATTGTTGGAATAAATCCAATATCTTGTTTGTTCATTTGCTACACGATGAATAGAGTTTGAGTAAACAATTTGTGTTGTTTGTCCACTAATCAATGGGAATGTTTTTCCTGAGTTAGCGTTTACTACCCACCCTGAGCCTGTATTCTTTTCAGCATAAATATATAATATTCTGTTACCAGCCGTAGCCAAAGCATTTATTAATAAAGATAGACTGTAATCCCCCTCTTCTGAGAAAGTAAATACACCAGTACTATTGTTATAAGATATCCCTGTTCCACCAGCCAATGTACTAGCAGGTGTCAATAATGTTGGAGTTGTGTTAATTGTAATACTTGCTGTTCTATCATAAACCTCAATATAACAATTTGGTTTAACTGTATATCCATCTCTTGTTAAAGATGTAAATGCACCTGTATTTGCCGTTGTAGAACCAATAGGAGGGGGACTAGCCAAGTAATTACTAAATCCTGTACCTGATACAGTACCTGACGATGATAGGTTGGTAAAAGCACCTGTAGAAGGTGTTATAGCCCCTATAGGCGTGTTATTAATACTATCCCCTGATAGGGCTACACCACCAATCGTACCACCCGTTATAACCACGTTATTAGCGTTCTGTGATGCCATTGTACCTAGACCACCTACAGAAGAAAACGATGCATAAATACTATAGAGCCAATCTTTCCATTGACGGCTATTAATATCCTGCCCTACGTTAGGAGGTGGTTGTAACTTAGTCGCCATCTACTTCCTCGTCATATTGCCAAGATTCGCACCATCCATACTCTTGTAGACAAGGAATATCGTCTTCTAATCTTTCCCCAACATCATCACGGACATTAATACAGTCAGGAATATCAATCTTCTTAACATTCTTATAGGCCTTCTCACAAGACTCTTTAACTGTCTTACCTGTACCATTAGCGACTAATACATAGTCACCTGCCGTAACGAGGCATTTCTGCGTCTGTATCTCACCATCTACGTTCTGTGGGGCTTCTCCAATCATTACTTCACATAAAGCAAAGTCATCGGATAATTCCATTGGTAATCCATAAATAGGGAATCCTGTATGGTCACGCCCTGTAGTCTTACTACGAGGATAATCTCCAATAGGAATCACAATACCAGTTGCAATGTTCTTAGACACTTTTAAGGTATCTTTACCCATTAATAAATCACACATCCAATCAACGACCGACCCACGATGGAGGGCTTGTTGAATATTAAATAGAGGCCAACCTGGTCGAGTAGTCCATTCTAATGGTCTAGGCTCACCTTGTTCATCTATAATAAAGGCAAGGTCGACATACCCAGTATGCCCAATGTAAACAAGGTAATCTTCAAACCTTTTGAGCGTTTCATTGAAAAGGCTAGAATCACTAACGTACCGTAGCACAGTACCTTGTTCACCTGTATTACATCCATAGTTTCCACTCATTAATTTTTTATGTTCAAAATTCTCACAAATCTTATCTGTGAATCCTGAAGGGCCTATCCAACTCCCAACAGCCACTTCAATTCCTGCCACAAATTCTTGAAGTATAAAGTCACGCTTTTTACCATTTTGTTTCCAACG